CAGTATCAAAACTAATTAAGCCTCTATCCTCAAACTCTTTGTATAGTTTTTCTTTAACGTCTTTGTATTCTTTTTCGACGTTCTTATAACTAGCAAGTGTATTTTCTAACACAGCTACTTTATTACTTAGAGTTATTAAGCTATCTCCATAAAAGATACGGTTAAACTCGTCCTCACTCATATTAGGGTTAGCTTTTAACTCTTCAACCGCATTTTTAAATATTAAAATACAGTCCTCTATTTTAGCCCATAGCTTAGGGTCTCTTTTGATTACGTGTTCGACAAGTCTATTTTCGTCAAACTCAAAGTTAAAATAGTTGTCGGTATTTTCTAAATCATAGTCCATACCAGTATAAAAGTCAGTTGGTCTTTTATATCCTACAAGTCTTACAGCGTCAACGTTAAATGTCTCCATATAAAATTGGCATTGAGGAGTATAGTAGTCAACGTCTAACTCTTCGCCAAAGGTTTTAACCTCTAAGATAGGTATATCAGCGTTACGGTCAATACCGTCAGTATTTCCTCTATAACCTCTATCACTATCTATAACTGTATCCTCTAAGTAATTTACTTGATACTTAGCGTTTATAAAGTCTCTAATAACTGGCTCCATAACTTGACCGTATTTAGTAAATTGATTACCGCTAAAAGGGTTAGGTATGATACCAGCTTTTTGTTTAGCAAACTCAAATACGCTTGTACCATATTTTGCATTAAGACCTAGGATACTAGGTAAATCACTACCACCAACGTACTTATGTCTATCAATAGTTACATTAGGGTTAGCCATTATAATACCTCCTCAGTCTCTTCGGTACCAACAAAGTTTTTGATAAACTCAAACTCTTCGTTACTACAACTTAATTGTTTTAAGATACCTTTTTCAGCTCCAGCTAAAGTAATTAGTAGGGATAATCTATTACCCTCAATACCAGTTTTAGCTTTACCGTCTTTGTATTTTTCTATTGTAATTTTACAAGGTTGTTTTAAACCCTCCTCCATTAACTTACTAAACTTATCTTTAGCATTTTTAAAGTCCTCACTTGTTGCTATTTCTAACATTTCCTTTAAATCGTTTAACATTTCTCTAATATCTTTATCCATTATTTATTTTCTCCTTTTCCCATAAATTATAATTAAAGTCTTGTTTATTATTGAGTGCGGTATAAATATCCTCCTCAATAGTTTTTTCAGTAACAAACTTAAACGCTGTTACTTTTTTGTCTTGCCCGTTACGGTAACAACGACCATAACTTTGGTAAAACTCGGTGTAGCTCTCGGTTGGGCTAAAATATACTATGATGTTAGCATAAGTAAACTCAACAGCCTCGCTACCACTTTTATAATTAGCAAGTGTTACAGTATTTTTAATCTTGTCCCACTCGTCCTTTTTGGGATAATTTTTTTCGGCACCGTTACAAACATAAGTTGTTTTGGTAATATTTTCTTTTAATAGCTCGTACTCCTCTTGGTAGTTATAAAATATAACTATATTATCAGTTGTATTTTCGACAAACTCTTTAATATAATCTATTTTATCCTTAAGATTAGCATTAAGTCTTAAGCCGTGTCTTAGTTTCATTTGGTTATCGTATAAGGTCTCGTCATATATTCTATCTTTTTTAATTACTTTATATATCACGCTTGGTTTAAAGTGTACCTCTTCAAATACTAAAGGTGGTAAATCAGTAGCCTCGTCTTTACTTAGACGTCTACTTATACCGTGCCACATATTTAGTAATTTATTTGGGTTACGCCAGCCTATTATTTCTAGGTATCCCATATCCATAGATGTTATAGCCTCATTACGTATAAATGTCGTTTTGTTTGGAGTGTAGTTAAACATCTTAAAGTAGTTAATACTATCCTCCCAACCATTAGGCATTGGAGTAGCACTTAGTAGAATAAAACCACAGCATATTTTAGTTAGGTTATATCCAGCTTTACCCCAAACTCCAGTTGAGTTTTTTAATCTATGGCACTCGTCAAAGATTACAAAGTAGTCTTTATACTCGGTGTACTTTTTATTTAGCATATTGTAGGTACAAGTCTCATACTCAATTTGTGGGTAGTGTTCGGCGATAGTACGTTGCCAGCCACCCTCGTTGATTTTACTTGCTGGAGCTACTATAAGTAGTTTTTTATCTTTAAAGTATTTTTGGTGGTGTTCTAAACCCATTATGGTTTTACCAGTACCAGTATCCATATCATATAGATAATTAGGTTTAACGTATTTTTGGTACTCTTCTTGATACTTATATAATGTTATCAATTACGTTACTCACGTCCTCAACGCTCCTAGCTACTAAGCTAATACCTCCAGCGTCTTTAATTTGCTGTAAGTTTATATCTTGTAGGGGAGATGTTTTACCTTTTTCGTTTTTAACCTCAATACCTATAAATCTACCTTTGTAACAAGCCAAAATGTCGGGTACACCAACTTGGCTAAACTGGTTACCAAAATACTTAACGTAGTAAGCTCCTTTTGATTTTAAGTAGCTTTTTATTTTGTTTTCAATATTCTTTTCTCTCATATCTTGATTATTTCCTTAATTTATGCTATATTTAAAGGTAAGATAAGATACTTAAATCTTTTATTTAATATCCTTAGCGTGCTTTGGTTGGTAGCTAGGGATATTTTTTATTTGCTCCTCAAAATCTTCGTAAATCATACCAACGATTACCCAACACATTAAATTAGTAAATAAACCAAACCAAGTAAAGCAACCAAACTTAATTGTTAAGTAATAAAAATCGTGTAATATAACTCCTATACATATTAAACCAATAATCAACTTTATAACGTTACCCCATTTAATTTTTAATTTTTTCATTTTATCCCTCCGTGTTAGTCGTCCCTTTTTCTTCTTGGTACTTTAAAATATTCTATTATAGCGTGTACCTCCGCTTTTTTCTCTTTACCAAAATCGGTACTAGGAAAATCATATCTATTGTATAACTCTTGTACTGTTTTCTCGCTCCAGCCCGTTAGCTTGGTAAACTCTTTAATACTAATAAACTGTATAAGGTTAGCTTTTTCTTTGACCTCGTTTAAACTAGCGACTAACTCTTTAACTTTTTCTAGTTCTACATCTATATTAGTATCTAGTGCTATATTAAGACCGCATTTTATACCTCCTTGTTTTCTTTTTTGCCGATTAAATCGGTATCATTAAGCAAAAAGTTTATGCAACTATAAGGTATTGTGTATACCTCTTCAATACGTTTAATTTGTGGTACGTTTGGATATGTCTTACCGTTTTCCCAGCTACACAACGTATCTTTACTAACACCTATTTTTACGCTAGCCTCTTCAAGCGACCAACCCTTGTTTACCCTTATGGCTCTAAGTGTTAACGTTTCCATTATTAGCTATCCTCCTCTCTTGTACCTTTGTACGATTACATCTTATCACGATTTAATCGTTATCGTCAATACCTATTTATAACTTTTTTTGTTTTTTTCGTAAAAGTTTTATATTTTTTATTAAAAACCCTTGTTTTAATCGGTAAAATATATTATAATGTAAACATAGTGTAAAGGGGGTACAAATATGAAAAGTGATAAAGATATGACGGATACTTACAAAGAGATTATGAAAATATTAACTAAGTATGATTTAGATAGCGATAAAAAAGAAAAGGTTAACGTCGTTATTAAAAATGTTAATAATAAAATAGATAGTGATAAGTACGTTGAGTATCTAACTAAGTTTTTATCTAGTAAGAATAATAAAGACTGGGACGAGCGAGACATCTACCAGTATCTACAACATAAAAGATATTATGATAAAGCTAAAGATATTTTTGTTAATAATTTTCAATACTACTTAAAATTAAAAAATAAAACTATCGCCGACGTGTCTAAAGATTTGTACCTATCTTATAGTACAGTCAACGACTGGTATAATGGTAAAGCATATCCTAGAGCCGATAAGATAGAGTTGTTAGCTAAGTATCTATTTATCAATACAAGTGATTTGACCGAGGAGCGTACTACTAAAGTACCAGTACTAGGTAGTATACCCGCTGGGATACCAAACGAGGCTATCGAGTATATAGAGGACTGGGAGGAGATACCAGCGAGCTGGAGTAACAGCGACAAGGAGTATTTCGCTTTAAAAATAAAAGGTACAAGTATGACACCTAAATATCAAGACGGAGACATTGTTATTTTTCAACGTGCTAGCCGTTGCGATAGTCGGTAAAAACTGTGCTGTTATGATAGACAACAGCGAGGTTACTTTTAAAAAGTTATTACAAAATGAGGCTGGACTTATTTTACAGCCATTAAACGACAAAGACTTTGAGCCAATATTTTTTAGTAATAAGCAAATACTAGAGAAAAATATTAAAGTAATAGGGATACCAAAAGAAATAAGGCGACAAGCCGATTAAACAAAAAAAGAGGTTAAAGCGTTCTAGTTTGGACGACTAACACTTTAACCCATAGCAACAAAACACTTGCGTATTTTGTATGTAGTAATTATATATGATTACCTACTTTTTATCAAGTGTTTTGGAGTAAAAAGGGAGGTAATTTTTATGAGTAAGAAAAGAGGTAACGGCGAGGGTACAATTATGCAACGTACCCTTAAAGGTAAAAAGGTATGGGTTGCGGAGTATACCTTAGGCTTTGACGAAAAGCGGAAAAAGAAAACGCAAAACGTTTTATGGTAAAACAAGACAAGAGGTAAAGGATAAGCTAGAAAAACTTATCACTCAATTACACACGGATACATACGTAGATAAATCTACTGTTAGTATGTATGACATTGGTAAAAACTATATTGAGGACTTATATAAATTAAACCGTATAAAAGATATTACTTATATTAGAAAATTATACATCTTAAAGCAAATAGACGGTCATTATATAGCTCGTAAAGAGATACAAAAGATAACTGGAGACGACGTTAAAGATTTCTTAATATATTTAACCAAGTACGCTAACAGTACTATTAAAAAAGGTTATGGACTATCTAACACTATATTTAAGATAGCAATTAAAAAGAATATAATTAAATATAACTTTTTTGAGGATACATTTGAGTATCCTAAACCAAAATCAAGTAAACCAACTAAAAAAGTATCAGCTTTTACCGTACAAGACCAAAAGGACTTTTTAGACGCTATTTTTAATAAAGAGAAAAAAGTACTATACAAGACACAGTTTTTACTTAGTATGTATTGCGGTATGCGTATGGGAGAGATTA